CCGAAGATGGCTTTGTCGTTGTCGCCGAAGGTAATGTCTGCGGATGTGCTTGCGCCTGCTAAGGTTGTTGTGCCTGTAGCGGTCAAATTGGTAAACGTACCAGCGCCAGCAGTCGTGCCGCCAATCGTTACACCGTCCAACGTACCTGAGTTAATATCAATGCCAGTGACCGGGGTCGTGCCGTCAAGCAGATCGTCAACGCTGTCCCAGTTGCCGTTTAAATATCCGCCCCATGAGTCTTCGTCTGCACCTACAACTGGTTTGTTAAAGCTATACGTTGTGGTTGTTGTTGGCATATCTATCTCCTATGCGGCTTTAGCCTTATTAGGCGTCAGCCTTATGCGGCATCAGCCCAAGTTTCGCTTGCTGCCGAAGCGTCTGTCCATGTTTCCGATGTAGGGGGGATGGCAGACCAGCTTTCGGTCACGCTTGCTGCATCTTGCCATATTTCACTTGCAGGATCAACCTCTGTCCAAACTTCAGCAGTATCCGCAAGCGGCTCCCATTTTTCAATCGCATTGCATGTCGCACTGCAAACAGTGCCAATAGCAGCGCTGCTGAACTGCACGCGATTACACGTTGCTACATTTGTTGTAACGATAGACACAGTTGGGGCAATGCTTACAACTGTAACCGCGTTTGCCGTAGCAGATGCAGTAGCCGAAACCTCAGCATCGCTTTCGCGCACTCTGGTTGCAGCAGCCGTATTGCTTGCAGCCGCGCTGACAGTTGCACTCTGCTCACGCACGCGCTCACAGGCTGCACTTGCAGTTGCGCTTGTAGATACCGCTGCGTCGCTCTCACGCACGCGCTGAACGCTGCAAGAGCCTGTCGCGGATACTGAGGCAGTCGCGCTTGCTTCACGCACTCTCTGCGCGTCTGAGGTGTTGCTGGAGCTAGATACAGCAATCGCGCCAGTTAATCTGACGCGAACATTTGCAGCGGCTGTGGTGGTAACGCCGATGACGATTGCTTCGCCATCTTTAAACGCACCGCTGACGCCATATGCTTCAACGCCATATAGCCCCTTACCATAAGCGCTGCGGTACGTTACGTCAGCCATTAGTCCATAGTCACATCGAGGTCATTGGCTGGCAAGCGAAGCACATCGCCTGTGTCAATCGCCTTGCTTGTTGTCAGCGCTGCGTAGGCAATCAAGTTGCCCGCTGTAGAGGCATCGTAAACCCCAACATGCGTAACCGTGCCATACGATGCTGTCGCAGTCGGAAACTCAATCGCAGCCGTGTTTGTCGCGGTATTGCCTGATACGCTGAACGTCACGCTCTGACGTGCGTAGGCTGTGCCAGATGTGCTGACTTCTGTGCCTGACGCATCTTCATCAGGATTGCTTGTAAACAGCGCGACATACCAAGCTGTGGGCCGTGTGGCTGAACTATTAGTCAACAACCAAGTCAGAACTGTTGTTTCAAAGGTATTGGATAAACTCATTAGTAACTCCGTATTTTCATGCGGCGACCAGAGCCACCAAACTTAGAACTTTCGCTTTCCGCATTTATACCATCAATTGCGCTTTGATACAAAGCAGCCCAAACCTGAGTGCGCACATCATCCTTCAAATAAGGCGCAGAATGCACAAGCGCACCATATAAATAAGCATCAGGGAAATACTCCAAAACCCAGTTTGATGTATTGCTGTCAGACAACGCAGGTATCCGTGAGTAGTAATAAAGCTCTGCGTTGTACGTCCCGTCTGGCGTGGGGTAAACCTCAATCTCGCCAGCAGTAATTGCATAGTAATGCGGCTTGCCTGTCGTGTCTGCATTGCGATAGCGACGATCTAGCATTTCGCTTTGGCTAATCAGTTCTAGCGGCGAAGTGTCATTTGAGGTAATATAAAAGCGTATTGCCTCAAGAAAATCAGCAGGGATCGCGCTGTACTGCGTGTCTAGCTCTGCCGTGCTGCGCTTTTCCTGACGCCAATGCTTTACGCGGCGCTGCATGTCAGCCTCAGCCAGCGTGATAAAATCAGGAATGGCAGACGTTAAATCATCGCGGTTCAGAAAATCCGCAATGCTCGTTTTTAGTTCTGCGTATGTTGTAAGTGCCATTACTGTAACAATCCTGTTCTATAGAGGTAGTCTTCAATTTCCTCTGCTTGCTCACTTGATACACCAGATTGAGTTAAAAGGCCAACTATAGGCAACGCAGTAGACGCCAGTATGTTTTCTAGCTTTGATAACCTAGGATCAAAGCGTGCATTTGTTGATCTGATATTACTAGGATCAAAAACATTTTCCTCGTTGCCAGTTCTGACACCTGTAAAACCTTCGTCTGACAGAGCTTGCGTCCCTCTCATTGATAAATCATTAAATCCAGAAACATTATCTAAGCCATACTGCGCGTTCCTCATTTCACCATAAGACGCTGGGTTTGAGCTTCTTATGTAAACTGGCAGCACAGAACCGCCTCTAGGTACAGCTTTATTAGGATCAAAGTCGCCTCGATTGACTTCACCAGCACTCGCAAACTTATTAGCCTTTCTAACGTCAGGAGCAACATAAACACCTGCCCCTAACTGACCTTTAACGCCAGGTATAAAAGCAGTGATGTCAGGAGAAAAATTATCATCTGAATAAATTGATGGAGCTGTACCATGATATTGAACATCATCAACATTAAACCCCATCTCACGCGCACGAGCCAATCGGCTTGCCTCGTCCATAGGCAAATCATAATTGGCCGCAAGATACTGATTTAATTGTGTATTTTTTACGCCGTCTCCCATGTCTAGCATCGCGTCAGTCACTTCCGACCCTCTGCCAGACTTTAGCATATTTAATATCTGATCGCCTCGCGCTGATACGTCTGGAGCAAATTTTGAAATATCAACTGACGGCGTAGCAAAAGTCTCCATTAGTCCAGCAGGCGCTGCCAAATACCCCATGCGCACCAAAGCAGCAGGGGCCAATGTCATCGCCATCTCTACGCCCATATCAACTGCCGCGCGTCTACGCGCCTCGGCTGTTTGCTCTGGATCAAACGCAACACCGCTTGCGCTCATCGCATCAGATATACCCTGCACAGGGTTCATCTGCACAACAGCCTCGGCTGCTGGGCGCAGATTAGGTGGAATAAACTGCTCAACACCAGAAACGAGTTGCTCTAACGCTGTGCGTCTGCGTTGCCCAGCTTCAGGCGAAAAGAACCTCATCAACTGTTCCATCTACCACTTAACCTTATCAGCCCAATACGCCGCAGACATCTTGCCTTTGGCAATGTTCTTTGCATGACGCGCTTTAAACGACTTCGCACGCTTCGTCATCGTCTTATCGCCTGTCTTGCCCTGCTGACCAAACCGTATCGTCTTCACCTTGTCACCCTCTTTCGCCACAACAACATGGCTCTTCGTCGGATGGCTCGGCGTCCTCTTAGGCTTATTATAGCCCGATACACCAATACGGCTCAGTCTAGGGTCTTTCGCCATTACTTTTTCTTCTTTTTCGCAGTCTTTGCCGCAGCTTTAAACGCTTTAGCAGTCGGCGCTCCCTTGCTGCCTGGCTTGCGCATCTTCTCGCCGCTTCCCGCCTTAATCCGCTTGCGTTTTTGGTCAATGTTATACCACAAACCTTTTTTCTTCGCAGCAGGCATTACTTTCTCGCTTTCGCCATACACTTGCCCTTACGAGCGCACGCAACTGGTGTTGGGCATCCTTTGCACGGTTTAAACTTAGGGGCCGCTCCCATCTTCTTTCCATAAGCCATAAGTCACTCCTTTTTATGCACCATAGCAAATTATGCTATTCCACGCAAATTCCTTCTAATTTCACCGCGCCACGATGTCATAGGCCCAGACAGCGCCATCGCCGCGTCAGATGCCATCGTCAAGCAAACAGCATCTGCCAAGTCAGGCGACCTCAGCCCACGCCGCCTCATCTGATCCTTGCTCTCAGCCGCCATCTTGCCAGATGAGGTAAATGAATACCGTATACCTGTCAGATCAGCCAAAAGCTCATCATCTTGCGGTATTTTGCACGACCGATCCTCCAGCCAAGCCTTTGTCTTAAACCACAGCTCAGTTCTCAAATTATTATACGTCTCGCCCATACTCGGACTTTCAGCCACGTTCACACCCCTCACAGGCGCTCCAAGCTCACGCAACCGATCAACAACGCCAGAACCGACGCCAATGCTGTCAACCAATATCTCTGACGGTCTGTTGCTCGGATTTAGAGCCTCATACTCTGCCATCACGCGACCAACAGTCTGCATCAAGTCCAACCCACGCCACGACTTTATTTCCGTTATGACGCTGCCAACACGCTTGCAAAACGCCGTCCTGTCGCTACCAAAACGCGCAGGGTCAACAGCCCAGACAGGCCGACGATCCTTGTCAATCTCAATGTCCCTGTTCATCGCCGCATCAACCAAGTGAAACGGGATAATCGTATCGTCATCAGCTAAAGGAAACTCACCCAAAACCCTAATACGAAACGCATTGCTCTCCTCGCCATACCGCTCACGCATCTCGTCAACAAACTCATCGCTCACCAACGGACTATCAACGCAGCTCCACCGCTGCGTCCACCAACTGTTCGCCATCCGCGTCTGGCTCTCATAAAACGTACCAGTTGACCGCGTTGGGTTGCTGAGAAGGATTGTCGTGGCATTATGACCCGACATACTGCCAGCAGCCGCCTCAAATACCTTCTCAGGGACACCAGAAGCCTCGTCAACAACAAGCAAAACATTGTCACTGTGTACACCCGCCAAGGCTTCAGGCGTTTCCGCTCGGCTTGTTCTCGCCGAAATAAACATCTCACTCGGCGCAGCCGACAGCTCAACTCGATCACTTTTTACGGTCAGTAAGTCTTGTATTGGCTTCGGCAGCTCACCGATCCATCTTTTTAACTCCGCAAACAACGCGTCAAAAAGCTGTCCAGATGTAGGAGCCGTCACAACCACCTTATTGGGAAACCGCATCAGCAAATACCACAGCATCGCCCATGAGGCCGATGTGGACTTTCCTGTGCCGTGGCCGCTTCGTATGCTAATACGACGCTCCCCTGTCGCAATCGCATTCAAAAACTCTGCCTGATACGGCAACGGCTCAGCTCCTAGCACTTCTTTGACGAACAGCACAGGGTCATCCATATACTGTAACGTAAACTCCTCAAAAGGATTGACGTCACTCGTCATGCTCAATCACCTTCATCTCACGCTCACGATCCTCTGCCATCAATGTCTGGCGATCCGCGCTGATCTTCCTAAGAGCATCTAAGTGCAAATCGCCAAGGTTCAACGTAATCTCAGCACGAGGGCCAGAGCCGTAACGATCCCTATTCAGCCCAGCAGCCAACATCTTTCGAGCCTGCATCTGCTCACGAACCTTCGCAATCTGCGTATTCGATGCAGTCTCTGGAATGCTGTCGGCAATCTCAACATTCTCCTCCATCATAGCATCCGCTAAAACCGACTGCGCACCCTCCAATGCACGAGCATACTCAGGAACACTGCGGATCGTCTCGCTCAAATAGTTGCGGCTGCATTCCCATTCCTGAGCAGCCCAAGCCTTCAATGTCATGCTGGACGCCATCTCACGCACATATTCCGCGCCGCCCTTCTTGGCAACGTCTGCAAGTATCTTCTTTTTTAGCTGCTTTCCCGCCATATCGCCTCGCTTTCACAATTTTTAAAATTTTAGACGATGCTAGCAG